GCAGAGTACATTTTGCTACGACAGATGAATAGGACTGCAAAAGAAATAAAGGAAGACTCACCCTGCATTGGTACATGCACTCTGAATGAGGATAATGTATGCATAGGTTGTGGTAGGCACATAGATGAGATAATAGAGGCAGGAACTATCGATCCCATGCCTTGATTGCGGTGAAGTTGTTGTATGAGAACTCCATACGATCAACCAGCTTGACAGCACCACCAGATACACGATCTATCGCAACATAACCTTCGGGGTTGGTCACCTTGAACCCGTTACCAGTGCGTATGAAGGTGCCGATACTTCTCACGCGGTCCAGTTTCTTAACAATTTGCATCTTTGCGTCCACCAATAGGTTCTGAAAGGTGATGATCTGAGTGAGGTTGCGTGTGTGCTTTTTGACTTCACGCACATATTCCTTCTGCATATCAGTGTATTTCTTCTTACCAGCGTCACTCTTAGCCTTGTCAATCTGTTTCTGAATGGAGTCAAACACCCACTTCTCGTACCCTTTCGCATGTGCAGCAGGGTTAGTAATCTTCTCACCAGCACGAACCTTACTGTTATTGTAGGTCTTGAGTGATGCACCCGCGATTGCACCTGTCATGCCATTCTGCACAGTAAGAAACTTACGCAAACCATTTGCATTGATACTCTGAAACGTCTTACCCACTTGCGAAAGAGTCGCAGTGATTTTATCCGTCTCCGTACTGGTAAAGGTAGACGTACCAGATGTGTCCTTGTAGGTTGCATCATCCATCCACACAGATGCAGACCTCTTCAGTCCTTTTATGTTCGCACCGAATGACGCCTTCATACCCTGTAATGTTTTCCCAGAATAGGTCGTATGCCAGACAATACCGACTTTCGCGGATTTGATTTGTTTACCTAATACGCTATCAACAGGTACAGCATAGACAATAGTATTAGGCTGAAAAGTGTAATGTGAAACACCGTCGATAGTGTCTGTTTCCACATCATTCGTGAACATAAGATCACCTTGGAGTACACCCTTGATGCCCAACTTACTAAATTCTCGTAATGCAACCTTAAACTTAGCATTCAACTCTCCTGACAGATCAGCATCGATCTCCTTATTTGTCTTATATAACTTGGGGTTGACATTGAACACAGACTTCTTAGCAACAAAAAAGTCACCAGTTTCGGGTTCAATACCAGCAAATATAGCAGGAGCTCCATCCCATTTCACCGTCATATTGACACTACTACGCGCTGAACCAGCCAACATATCACGCAATGACTGTAGAAAGTTAATCGCAGCACGCCCTCCATCCACACCATAGTTAAGGATTTCATCCTCTATGTGTTCTAGGTGAAGGTTCTTACCGCCTTTGTCTTCTGTGAGCATTTCTAAAAATGTATTCATGATACCCTATTTATATCATGTAAACAGTGGGGAGTCAAGGCGCTTGCGGAAGAAATGTGGGGAATATACCCATAAATACCCATAATAACCCATTAGCATTAAAGGCTTAAATAAACATGAATATGAGGGGAGCAGAGTGAGACTTTAACAGTTATTTAGGGGGTTGACAAGTGCCACATACCGAGATTTATTTTGAGAATTCGCCGATTTATGCCTTGACTCTACCTTGACAGCCTGGTATAGTTAGCTTGTAGGATGGTTGATAAGACATAAAGGACTAACGAATGACTGATATTACTGACATTAACCCCATTGTGAACGTGGGTACTGATAAGAACCCCATGTATGTACTGGATGCCACTTGGATGACTGTGCTGTATGAGAAGATCACTGGTAAGGACTTCAAGGGTGACGATGACTATGTGAAGTTCACTGACAGGTTTGTGAAAGAGTATAATGAGGGTGGGTTTGATACCACTCTGGCCATCAAGAGGATGATGTAATGAATGAACAGGAATATCGTGACATGTATGCAGAATATTGCATGGAGAGTGGCACCCGTATGACTGACAGAGGATTCACAGAGTTTAAGGCTTGGCGTGAGAGAGTAGAGAAATTATTTGAGAAAGATGCTGATTAGCCATTGACAATACCCTCTGCGTATGGTATAGTTAGGTATAATGAGAAACAACGAAGAGATGAACACGATGACTAAAGAGAAGAAGACCTTTGCTTGGGACACGGTTATGACCCTATCCCTAACGTCTGATAAGATGACTGTTAAGGGTACGGATATCGAAGTTAAATGGTGCCCTATCACTAAGATGTTTTGGGAGATATAGTATGACTACATTGTGTGCAACAGGCAAGAGCAGCCTTGATGATGTTACTCCCATGTACCTCTGGAGGTATGGGAACTATCGGTATGAGATAGAGGTGAAGAAGAACCGATTCTTCTCTAGTAATGAGGTATTCAATTCTTCCTATGGAGAGGCGCTAAATAAGTTTAAGAATATGGTTGACAAAGCTGTTCTAGTGTGATATAGTAAGATATACTCAGAGAGTGTCCCGAATGGTCTTTCGTATATTGCTAGAATGCTAAGTGGACCGACACTCTCTCTTTTATTGAGGAGAGTCTGGTTGAGTGAATGATATAGTCCCTGTTGGACTGAGACTGAAGATCGCTGTGAGGCTGACGGTCACATGTACAGGGATGCATTGTGAGAACATATCAAGGTAGCTCACACTACCTAACAGGGGGTTCGATTCCCCCTCTCTCCACCTTATATAGCTATAGGCCTTTAGGGGGGTTAGAACTGACATGACTTACCTAGTCTATAAATGCAATAAGTATCCAAAGCAATATTTCAGACCCCCCCTAAACCTCAGCGTACTTCGATTGCACTACCCTATATAATTACCTATAAGGAGTTTCCCCTCATGTCAAAGAACATCAACGGTGCAGATATGCCTACCCTTACAGTATTCAAAATGGAACTACAGAGAATTACTGATATGGACTTGAAGATTGATCCACTTATTACTGAGTACATGAGAACTCGTATCTGTGAGATAGAGCCCCCCACCCAAACCTGAGCGCCTTTCGCTGACTTAACTGGAGATAAATACTACACCATGACTATTATACTGGGAATACTTCTCATAGGGTTTCTTGTGTGTTATTTTATACGACATCCAATTAAATCTCTGAAAGCATTGTTTTATACCTTGACATTCTTTGTTGTAGGGTGTATAGTAGTATTTGGATTCGCGTACATGATAATGTGTCAATGCGTATAGGAGATCTCCATGGCTGAAGAAGATGACTTGATGCAACTCGCAGAGATTGCTGATTTGTTGGAAGACATAGAAGAACTGGAAGAGTTGGAAGAAGAAGAAACCAACATCTCTGAGGGAGAAATGGATTTTGCAAGGGGGATGGTCTTGTTGCAAAGAAAGATTGATGGTGCGGGAATGTTTGGCAAGAAGGTTTCCGTAGAACCCGAAGTACGGGATATTATAGAGAAAACATTAAATACACCAGCTGGTCAATTAGCAAAGGAACAACTAAGTCTTAAAGGTCTTCCTCAATTAGAGATGCCCGATGATGCCGAGATTGATCAAATGCTTGAAGAGGATAATGAACCAACAACAAAGGGTGTACCAATGGGTGATCAAAAATTTACAACTATGGATAAAAAGGATTGAATATGAATGATTTTCTAAGAGACGTTATCAAGAATGCTGGTAATGAATACGCAGCTATCGTGGATGACGGTGTTGAAGCAGGGGATGTTGACAGTTTCATTGATACTGGCTCATATATCTTCAATGGACTACTGAGTGGTTCCATATACGGGGGACTACCCGCAAACAAGATTACTGCGATTGCAGGAGAGAGTGCAACTGGTAAGACGTATTTCCTTATGGGTATCGTAAAGAACTTTCTCGACATTGATCCAGACGCTGGTGTCATATACTTCGAAAGTGAAAGTGCGATTACCAAGAACATGGTGGTGGACCGTGGAATTGATCCGAAACGCATGGTGATCTTTCCTGTCACAACCGTACAGGAGTTTCGCACACAGGCAATTCGAGTGATTGACGACTACATGGCGCAGAATGAGAGTGACCGCAAGCCGTTGTTCCTCTGTCTGGACTCATTGGGTATGCTGAGTACCACGAAGGAAGTCGAAGACACCACGGATGGTAAAGAAACCAGAGATATGACAAGAGCTCAGGTTCTCAAAGCGGCGTTTCGAGTTCTGACGTTGAAACTTGGGCGAGCGAAAGTCCCGATGGTCGTAACTAATCATACTTATGAGAGTATGGGTCTGTTTTCTACCAAGGAGATGGGTGGTGGTAGTGGTCTGAAGTATGCTGCGAGTTCTATCATCTACCTCAGCAAGAAGAAAGAGAAAGATGGTACTGAGGTTATCGGTAATATCATTCACTGCAAGAACCACAAGTCCCGCCTTACCAAAGAGAACAAGATGGTGGATGTGCGACTGACCTATGACAAGGGATTGGACCGATACTACGGCCTGCTGGAACTCGCTGAGAAGTATGAGATATTTAAGAAGGTATCAACACGGTATGAACTGCCTGACGGGTCTAAGCAGTTCGGTAAGGCGATCCTGAGTGATCCTACAACCCACTTCACTGATGATATCATGCATCAGTTAGACCTTGCAGCAGAAACGGAGTTTAAATATGGAGCAGGAAATGACGAAGCCATTCAAGACAGTGACGACTGAGTATTTCTCTGAGTTACAGGAAACATCAGTTGGTATGATGGAGAGGCAAGTTCGTGTGGTGACTACCACAAAGCTTTGGGTTGGTTCTGAAAAAGACCCAATCGTATCTACTACATTCGAATATCTATGAAGAAATATATATTCGAATATGTAGGTGGATCGAAGGGTGATATGGTTGTCAGGTTTCTTAATGGTGTCGAACCTGACATTTCATATGATCGTGCAAATAAAACTGAACCACTACCACTTAGCTGCGAAAATTGGTTAAAACTGGTAACTGCAAGAGATATGACTTTGGAAAGGTTTGAAGAAGTTCTGTCAGTCAATCCTTATGAGTATGTACCAGCGCATCCATTGTGGTGTTGCTGTCCTACAACTTTACACGGAATTGATGTGCTCTACATTGCGGACGGACGTGGCCGTTCTGC